GGAATAACTATCTCGAAAGATAGTTACCCTCCCGGTGATACCGGGACCCCCCACGTTTCCTAAAACGTGAGCAAATTTGGTTGACCTCGGTCCTAACCAGATGATCCTGCTAGGAGGATGCGTTCCAGTTCTTCTGGAACTTCCTTCTTTAGCAGCGTATCAGCCCGACTAGTCTACCGTGTGTGACATCGTAGTCTTTTCTTATTCTTCCCTCTTTATGGGAGGTGTAAGGGGATTACGTTCCACCGCCTAGACCAGGGTCTGGTTAGTTCTTCAATTCTCCTTTGGTGAATTGGAACTTCAATGAGTGGTTCAAGTGTTTTGCTTGAGCCATTCTTGTATAGTTACCAATCACCTCAGAGGGATCGTCGATTAGACCTTGGACGGCTTGCTTTGAGATTTTCGTCATAGTAAACAACTGTGTTTTACTTTTACGTTGTCTCTTAGCAAGGAGATCTGGGTCTGTCAGAGTAAGTGTATCCACTATCTCTGATAGATCCCAGTTCCCCCTTGTAATTTGGTCTACAGCCTCACAATTTTGAGTAATCGCATTAGCGAAAGCCCAGTATTGTGGAAGTTGTATTCCATCTTTCAAGCCGAACTTAGATGACTCAATGATCTTAGCGACTACCGCAGTAACTCTACTGTGATAATCGCGTAATTTCATGATGTTCATGTAAATCACTCCATTCAAAACGTTTCCGATAACCCCTTTGAAAAGAGGCCTTATATCGGATTGTATTTGATAGTCATTTTTACGAGTATGTCAACATATGAAGCTACGTTTAACTTCATTTGTTAGACTATCTCAGTTAGAAATGACATGGAATGATTGCAGAACACTCCGTAAGTACTTCATTCTCATGCAGTACTTACGTGAGTTTCTAAACAACTGACATGACAAGTCCACCACTGAAATTGTAGTCATAGGACTTAACATTCTCTTTCTTTGTTCGTTCATTACTGAATAAACATTGATAGGGTTTGTTAGTCCTTCAACAATCCCATTAATTGGGATTGGACTGACTTCAATTCCATTCTTGAACCATCTCTTCGCAAATTCATATGTGTTTTGTGACACATGTGACTTTTGCTCAGAGATTGTCACTCCGATCGATTTTATTACTTCTTTATACTTAGAAGCAATAATATCATCGGTTATGACAACATCATCCCCCAGCATTATGTATGCTTTAGTTGGATATTTTCCAACTAAGTATGCACAATACTGGATGATGAAGTGGTGCGAGATGGTAAACATTGGTCAGGATGTCCTTGCACCCATGGGTTGTCCAACTGCATAATACAGTTGTCCAATCTTTGAGTGGAAGGACTCTCCAACCATAGTTAGACCTCAACCAAATGAATAACGTCTGTCCATCATTACTGATAACAGAAGTTGTTGCAATTGGATTGGGAATCTATCTGTGGCTGAAGATAGGTCAAGACTATGGTATTTATTTATACCATCAGTCTTGATTATCGGATCCTGAGTGAAAGTTCTATCTTGTGAGAATTTTGTCTTAAGTAAGTTAAACATACGTTTTGAAGTATGTTCTAATATTACTTGAGTAAAATAATCATAGATAGCTATCACTCTCGATTTACCTTCAGGATCATTAATAATAGCGAGTTTACGATTACGTATCTCACTATCATTAGTGGTCATGACTGGAAAATAGTCTTGCATTCAATTGATTGGTATCATTGATTGAAATGCATTTCATGTTGTACCATTATACTTACGTATATGGTCCAAACATGTCATTAGACTATCCCCCAGTGGTCCACTCTTTCTTGTCATATAGAACAAGGAAGTAGAGAACCAAGGTTTATCAATATACAGGTTAAAGTCTTCAACGAATTTAGGAATGAATTCCTTAAATTCGCTGAAATCACTTTTCCCTGTATAAGGATCCGTAATTGAACTATAGTCTGGAGTTCCAATATAGACAAAAGATCTGCTTATAGTAAGAAGGGTTAAAACCCATCTTATTTTATAAACAGATCCTGAATCTACATATTCTTTGAATAGTGGATTCAATCTATTTGGAAATCCAGATTTACTAAGTGATAACTTAGGCGAGGTCTTTAGTGGATAACCAGACATATATCTGGTTACCGCTAAGCGCATCGCTTTGTTATACTTAATAGTTCAACCTAATCCGCGTGTCCGTTTAAGGTCTTTAATCAACGATCAATAAGAACTAAACATAAGTTTAAGTTCTTCTCGATTTAAGTGAGAAAAGAAGTACCGAATCAATCAGTTTATGATTAATTTGGTTTCTTTGTTTCTCATTTAAATATTGATTAATAAAATTGAAGGCGTCTGACGGAGGCGTTCACCTTGTATAGGGCTCTCGAAAGAGGGTTACAATGCCAGGTGGTGACCCTTTGTGTGGACTTGGGATTCATCATCCCGGGACCGGTTTTATCCGGAGGGGAGCTCACAAATAAG